GCTATTCCAGCACGGCGGGTTCCAGCGGCGATTGCAGCACGGCAGCAGCCACTGGGGCTTATTGCAGTGCAAAAGCACACGGCAAAGATAGCATTGCCGTTGTAAACGGTGTTTGCGGCAAGGCGTGCGGCGCACTGGGCTGCTATCTGGTGCTGACCGAGTACGATGATGACGGCCACATGATCTGTGCCAAAATGGCGAAGGTTGACGGAGCCGTTATCAAGGAGAACACCTGGTACACGCTCAAAAATGGTGAGTTCGCAGAGGCAGAGCCGTGAAAAAGCACTGCAAAACCAAATTGGAAGAAAGGAGCGCGCCATGCAAAAGCCGAGCCTTACGATAGGCGAATGCGTCCAGATCCTTCGGGACAACAACATCTCAAAGACCGAAAAGGTCTTGGGAGCACAGATTCAGGCGGGGCTGTTTACCAGCTGGGCGATTCCGTCCGTAGGAACAAAAGAGCCCTGCCCGGACATCTCCCGCGCCGGTTTTATGGCGTGGGTGAAGGACTTTTACAAGCTCGAAAAGGTTTATACAAAGGAGGAACCGAGAGAATGAGAAAGAAACCGATGAATTTTCGGCTCATCTTAGCGTTGGACGGACTGGCTTTGCTGGCCATTATCGGCGCGGTGCAGGTGGTGCGCTGGGCCTGCTCCTGGCTGGCCGTTGCGCTGACCTACTGGGGAGGCTGGGACATCGCCGAGGCTGCGCATGCCGCACCTTGGATTATTGTTGCATCCACTGCCGGGCTGGCAATGTCGCTTTATGGGATATATGAGGACAACAAACGGTATAAGCGCAGCGGCTACGGCAAAATCGTCCGCAACCATGCCCGGAACCCGGAGTATCCGCAGGATGAGGAGAAGGGCGCATGAAGTTGGAATGGTTGATTCGGCAGCAGGCCGAAGAGTACCTGAAAACAGCCACACGGCTTGCAACGGAGTCCGTGCTCACGGGGGACATCTGGCTGCGGGTCATCTGCCGGGAAAAATCAGGGGTCTATAGCGCGGCAGCAGATGGGCTGCTCACAGCCCTCCACGATGCGGAGGATGTCGCACATGGCTGATTACATCAACTATATCACATGGTACACCGTGTACAGCGCCAAGACCGGTGAGGTAGTGGCAGCGGGAACGTCCGCCATGTGCGCTGCGAAGCTTGGATACAAGACCGTCAACAGCTTTGCGTCTGTCGTTGGACACCGGCGCCATGAAAAAAAGCGCCCGTACAAGTACATTTTTGAGCAGGAGCGCATTGATCGTGCGGAGGTTGACTGTCTCCCTCCGCTTCGACGTTACTGCAAAAAAGTGAAAAGGAAACAGAAATATGAACGGTAGATATATGCGAGCCGCAGAGATTCGCTGGCATGATCGTCAGCCGGAGCGGCTGCGGCACATCCACCAGAAGAAGGAGAAGAAAAAGGTGAGCACGGTACAGATTTTTGACGCGGATTTGCGTTTTGTCAACGAAATCCCCATGCCGAACACGCTGGCGGGCATCCAGTACGCCGACCAGCTGGCGGCAGAAAAGCCGGGCCGTCTGTACGTCGTTATGGACGAGCACCGGCAGAAGGTTTACCAGAGGTGACATACATGACCCTAGAACAAAAGGAACGCCGCAAAGCGGTTCTGCGGTATGCAGTCAGCGTCCCCGAATGGAATCTTGCGCTCAAGCATCGGGCAGCAGCAGAGCTTACGAAATGCGCAAGCCTCTTGATGAGCGTAAGCCAGATGATGCTTGCGACTGACGCGGAAGACCGTTTTTATCCTGGCAGATTAGATTATGGAATGTCTCCGACGGGATATGCAAAAGCCATTTCGGATGCAGAGTACAGCCTCGGCACAGCCGCTTCAGCGCTGGAAACCGTAGTTGCTTTGGCAGATGAGTCAAACGCCTTTCCGCTTATCAGCTCCACCCAGACCGGCGGGTTAGATGACGCGATGGGCAACATTGAGGCGGCATACAATTCTGGTCTTGGGCAGCTCGCAGATCTGTGCCGGGTACACGGGATGGATGAGGTGACATACAATCATGGATAAAATGACCATTTACGAGCAGTGCCGGGAAGTCCCCAAAGACGCCCAGAAGCCTATCGCAGCGGGCCGCCTGAAGGGCAAGACCGACATTAACCCCATGTGGCGCATCAAGAAGCTGACTGAGCTTTTTGGCCCGGCTGGTATGGGCTGGAAGTTCGACCCGCCGGTGTTCGAGGAAAAGACCGGAGCAAAGGGCGAAGTTGTCGTGCAGTGCTTTACGAATCTGTACGTCAGGCAGGACGATGGGGAAGCGTGGAGCGCCCCCATCCCCGGAGTGGGCGGCTCTATGCTGATCGCGATGGAATCCGGCGGGCTCCGAACGGATGATGACGCTTACAAAAAGGCGTATACGGATGCCCAGAGCGTGGCCTGCAAGGCGCTTGGAATCGGCGCGAACGTGTACTGGAAGGATGACTCCACCAAGTACACCCCGCTTCCGGACATTCCCGCCCCGGTGTGCGCCTGCTGCGGAAAGAAAATCATCGGCATCAAAACCAAGGACGGGAAAAAGATGACTGCTGAGCAGGCGGCGGAACGAAGCAAGGCAAAATATGGGCGTATACTCTGCGTAGAATGCGCAAAGAAACAGCCGAAAGAAGATGGAGGAATGTCTCATGCTTAACATCGTAGCATTGATGGGCCGTCTGGTCTACGACCCGGAACTCAAGACCACCCAGTCCGGCACCAACGTGTGCAGCTTCCGCATCGCAGTTGACCGCAGCTTTACCCGGCAGGGCGAAGAGCGCAAGGCCGATTTTATCGACGTCACCGCGTGGCGGCAGACCGCCGAGTTCGTCTCCAAGTATTTCCAGAAGGGCAGCATGATCGCCATCGAAGGCAGCCTGCAGACCCGTCAGTATCAGGACAAGAACGGCAACAACCGCACGGCTACCGAGGTTCTTGCGTCGCAGGTGAGCTTTTGCGGCGGAAAGGCCGCAGAGAAGCCCGCTGTGCGCGATTTTGACCAGCAGACGCAAAATCATGTGCGCGAAGCAAACGCCGCTCACAGCGCCCCGCAGAAGCCTCAGAGCGTACCGGAGTATTCGCAGGGCAGCGCAGACGACTTTTCTGTCATCGACGATTCGGAGGACTTGCCGTTCTAACCCGAGAGCTGCGCTATCTGGCCATACGGGCGCGCAAAGGAGGTGATTGAGTGGCACAGGACGATAAAAAGTCATTTGTGGCGTATCTGAGCTGGTTCGACGCGCTGGAAGAATACTCCGACGCAGAGGTTGGACAGTTGATGCGAGCTCTTGCACGGTATGCCAAAAACGGAGAAGAGCCCGAATTTTCAGACCGTGGGATGCGTGGCAACTGGAAATTTATGTGCAGCGACGTAAAACGGGCGTCTGAAAAATGGGATGAAACCCGCAAGAAACGCAGCAACGCCGGAAAACGCGGTATGGCAAAACGCTGGGGAAAGCCTGACGACATAACAAAAATAACAAACGATAACAATGTTAATGACGACATAACAAAAATAACTGTAGATGTAGATGTAAATGGAGATGTAGATGTAGATGGGGATGTAGATGTTGTAAAGCGCGATAACACCGCCGCCGTTGATATGGAGTTATCAAAAATCGTCCAGCATTACCAGCGGGCTATCGGAGACTTCCCGCGTTCGGCGCTGGAAAAACTGCAAAAATGGCGGCAGGAGTACAGCACGGAGATGATTTTGCTGGCGATCGACAAGGCCGCAGAGGCCGGGAAGCGCTCGTGGAACTACATCAACGGCATCCTGTCTGGCTGGCAGCGGGACGGGATACGCACCCCGGGGGACGTGGCAGCGAATGAGCAGCGCCGACAAGAGCAGCCTCGCGGGAAGCAAGCCACAGAAAGCACCGCAGAAGCATACGCAAATATTTTCAAGGGGGTGAAACCGTGACAGTGGAGATGATGACAAAGCTCCTTGCGGACGCTGAGGCCTATTTTGGACGGTCTCAGACCGCAGAGAGCCGCGCAAGCATCGCGGAGATCTGGGCGAACTCAACGCTCAAGGACGTGCCGGATGAGATGGCCTACAAGACATTCCACGAGGTGATTTCGGAGTGCAGCTGGCAGAGCCAACTTCTCCCGGCGTGGAAAAAGGCCATCGAAAAGGCCCAGGGCGAGCAGATGCTGGCAAAGCACTGCCTTACTGCCCGCACCCGGATGCTCAAGTCCAGGGCGGAAAGAAGGCTTCTTGGACAGGAAAACCAGAACGGAGGACAAAATGCCTAGATACAAAGTCATCGTAGAGTGCAGCAACCCGCACGGGAACGCTGCGCTTACATACCGCATCAACGCCGCGAGTCAGTTTACGGCGGAGTTTCGGGCCTGCCAGTTGGCGGGCGACCACTACCCCGAGTATCGTGACATCAAACCGGTGAGGACGGAGGTGCTGAAAAATGGCTAAAATCATGGACCATCTTTCGCAGGGCAAAATTCTCGCCCAGATGGCAGAAGAGCTGGCGGAGGCCGACATCACCACTGCCCCGCGTGAAGCCGCAAGGCTGCGGGCGAGTGAACCAACAAGAAAGGAGCTGCAAAATGGGTGAATTGATTGTGACTTTGTCAGAACAATGGGGGTGATTGTATGGCACAGAAACAGTTTATCAAGCAGCTGATGAGCCGCGGCGTTTCGCATTCGGATGCCTGCGGGTTGGTGGCCTACATGAAAGAGCTTCGCCAGCTGATCGAAAAGCATGAGGACGTTGTGATGCTGGCGGATGCAAACACAATGCGGTTCGTCCCGGCAAAGGTTTACTCCTACGAGGAAACCTTCCAACGGATGCAGGAAGGGAGGGACATCTTTTGCTGAAAACCATGAAGATTGTACTTTACGGCGACCCCCGCACAAAGAAAAACTCCGCCCGCATCTTTAAAAGCCGCTCAGGCGGGCGCTTTGTGGCCCCTAGCAAGGCCTACGTGGATTATGAGACGGACTGCCTGCGGCAAATCAAAAGGCCGCACAGCCCCATTTCTGCCCGCGTGAACGTGAGGTGCGTGTACTACATGAAGACCGCCCGCCGGGTCGATCTGGCGAACCTCATCGAGGCGACCACGGACATTCTGGTAAAAGCCCGGGTGCTGGAGGACGACAACAGCAAAATCGTTGCCGCCCACGATGGCAGCCGGGTGGAGCTTGATCGGAAGACCCCAAGGGTTGAAATTGAGATTGAAGAAATGGAATGTGCAACATGAAGATCGGATTGGTTGACGTAGACGGGCATAACTTTCCAAACCTTGCATTGATGCGGATTTCGAGCTATCACAAGGCAAAGGGAGATGATGTTGAATGGTGGTGGAGTGATTTTATCCACTATGACATCGTGTACATGAGCAAGATTTTTTCAGACGTGTACAGCCCTGACGTGCCGGAACCCTTGAACGCTGACAAGGTGATTAAAGGCGGCACAGGATACGCAATCCGCACAGTGGACGGCAAAGAAATATTCGATAAATCAAAAGACGTTGATTTGCCGCCTGAAATCGAAAAGTCTTTTCCCGATTACAGCATTTACCCACAGTTCCAGTTTGCAGTCAGCATGACAAGCCGGGGATGCCCAAGAGGATGTTCCTTCTGCCATGTTGCAGCAAAAGAGGGAAGATGTGCCGTAAAAGTGGCGGATGTAAGCGACTTTTGGTGCGGTCAGGACGAAATCAAGGTTTTAGACCCAAACATCACAGCTTGCAAAGATAAGCGTGACCTTATGCAGCAGTACATTGATACCCACGCCAAAATCGACTTCACGCAAGGTCTGGACATTCGCTTGTTGAATCAAGCAGACATTGAGGACATCAACAAGATGCGTATTGGTACGCTACATTTTGCATGGGATAACCCAAATGACGACTTGGAAGGAAAGTTTGAAGACTTTGCAAAAGGATTTCGGCGCAAGTCAAACATTGGCATGGTTTACTGTCTAACGAACTTCAACAGCACATTAGAACAAGACCTGTATCGCATCTACACACTTCGCGATCTGGGCTATGACCCATATGTGATGATTTATAACAAGCCATCTGCACCGAAAGAGATTCGGCGCTTGCAAAGATGGTGCAACAACAAGATTATCTTCAAGTCTGTAAAACGGTTTGAGGACTACATGACGTAAGGGAGGATGATACATGGTGAACACGAGGACGACTGACGCTGACACGCCAAAGCCGGACAGCGGCGTGGACTACCGAACTGTCAAGGCGTGGTTCCAGCAGTGCCGCGACCTTGCGGCAGCTATCGAAGTCCAGAAGCAAAAAATACAACGTATCCGGGACGTGGCAGAAAAATGCACCCAGAGCCTGAGCGGGATGCCTGCGGGTGGTGGCAATGGGGACAAGGTAGGCTTTGCTGTAGAGCAGCTGGACACCGAGCGCCGACAGCTTCAGAGGATGGAGACGGACCTGTGCAATCTGCGTGTCGAGGCCACCCGGAGGGCATACTGCCTGATAGCCGAGCCGGAATGCGCCGAAGCGATTTGCGAGCACTATGTCATAGGCAAGTCTCACAAGGAAATTGCAAAAGAAGTCGGCGTGTGCGGGGCAGATGTGGTCTACCGGAGAATCAAACGCGGATGCATGGCCCTGGCTGAGATATGGGACGAGTTTTCTGACGTGCAAAGTGTACAACATGCACAAGAAAACACAGCGTGATTTTGGCAGGGGTCAGCTCTTTTCAAGTCTGTAAGCTTAGATGTAAAATTCTAATAAGCGGTTCAGCGCTAAGCGGTAGCCGCTTGCCACGCAGCCTCCAGAACGGTCCCTTCCTTGTGACAGGTTTTCATGCTTTCCTGTTCTCCTTCACCGTTTTGCGGGCTGCTTCTATGCGATACACTGACACAAAGGCAGCCTGTCGCTCACGAGAGACAGGAGGCGGTTCGATTCCGCCGTATCGCACCGTATGGCGCATGGACTCATCCCCCACAAAGCTGCACGCTTAACCTCCCGTGCCACGAGAGAAAGCTTTGAATCCCCGAGGGTGTGGGTAGACTTCCCGACGGGATGTGCGTCAAACAACAGCCCTGGCGGAGAACCGGGGCTGTTTTATATGGCCGCCTGAGCGCAGTACGGAGCGCGCGTCAGCTGAGATATTGCTGGCTGGTTCGAGTCCAAGGGCGGTGTTTTATACTCCGGTAGCTCAAGTGGTAGAGAGCAGCGGTCTCCAAAACCGCATGTTGCAGGTTCGAGTCCTGCCGGGAGTGCTTGCATGATCTGACGAGAGCGGGGAGTGCAATAGCGGGGCATCCAGCCGCGAAAGTTCTGGACGCAGAGGCTTTGCACCCGACAAGCAAAGCCTCTTATTATATGCCGTCATAGCTCAATAGGCAGAGCGCCGCCCATTTAAGGCGGGACAACGGTGGTGACACCACGGGAACATCACTGCACAGCCAACCACTGCGCACATCCATTCCGTGGGTGCCGGTTCGAATCCGGCTGGCGGCGCATTCGATATTTTGACCGTTCGGATTTCCGGGCGGTTTTTCTTTTGCATGAGTTTAGAGAGGTGGTGGCGGTGGCCTACAGCAAAAACAAAAGGATAGGCAGACCGCCCGTCTTTGAGAGCAAAGAAGAACTTGAGAAAAAAATCGAAGAGTTCTTCAAAAGCTGCGAAGGGAGCGTCCTAGAAGACGAAACCGGAAAGCCTGTTTTGGACAAATACGGAAACGTGATAAAAATCGACGAACGTCCAGAAACGGTCACCGGTCTAGCTTTGGCGTTGGGATTTAAGTCTCGGCAATCTTTGATTGACTATCAAGGCAAGCCCGAGTTTTCTGACACGATAACGCGCGCGAAGCTTCGATGCGAGAGATACGCCGAAGAACGGCTCTATGATCGTGACGGAAACGGCGGCGCAAGATTCAGCCTGCAAGTTAATTTTGGTTGGAACGATAAGCCGAAAGAAGCGGAGCAGGAAGAGCGTCACGATGATGGTTTGATAAAGGCATTGAATGCTGCCGCAGATGTCAGCCCGCCGGATGACGTGGAGATGCTGCCAGAGGAAGAGGATGACCATGCGGAAAAGTAACGGTTTTCGCTGGAAAGCCCTCAGCCAGCGGCAAAAGATGGTTCTTTGCTGGTGGACACCGCAGAGCGCATACAGCGGCTACAACGGCATCATTGCCGATGGCGCTATTCGCTCGGGCAAGACCTTTGCCATGAGCTTTTCGTTCGTTCAGTGGGCCATGACCTGCTACAGCGGCCAGCAGTTTGCCATGTGCGGCAAGACCATTGCCAGCTTCCGGCGTAACGTGCTGGGGACGCTCAAACAGCAGCTTGCAGCCCGTGGCTACAACGTCAAGGAGCATCGGGCAGAAAACTGCATGACCGTCAGCAAGGGCGGAAGAACCAACGAGTTTTATTTTTTCGGCGGCAAGGACGAGAGCAGTCAGGACCTGATTCAGGGTATCACCCTTGCGGGCGCATTCTTCGACGAGGTGGCCCTGATGCCGCAAAGCTTCGTCAATCAGGCCACAGCCCGTTGCTCTGTCACCGGGTCAAAGTTCTGGTTCAACTGCAACCCGGGCAGCCCGCAGCACTGGTTTTATCTCGAGTGGGTGCGGAAATGCCGTTCCCGCAAGATGATGTATCTCCATTTCACGATGGACGACAACCTGTCGCTTTCCGAGGACATCAAGGCCAGATACCGCAGCCAGTACAGCGGCGTTTTCTATCAGCGCTACATTCTGGGCCTGTGGACGGTGGCTGAGGGCCTTGTATATGACATGTTCGACCGCAAAAAGCACGTCGTTGACGAGTTGCCGGAGCTTTCGCCAAAGAGCGCCTATGTGGCGTGCGACTTTGGAACCCAGAACGCAACGACCTTTTTGCTGTTCCAAAAGCAGGCAGATGCAGACTGCTGGATCGTCACCCGGGAGTACTACTACAGCGGCCGCGAACAGAAGCGGCAAAAGACCGTGGGCGAGTATGTTGCAGACCTCAAGGCATGGCTGAATGGTCTCAAGCCGGAGAGGATCATTGTGGACCCGTCGGCCCTGCCGCTGATCACAGAGTTGCGAAAGAACGGCTTTACCCAGACGCCCGCAAACAATGATGTCCTGAGCGGCATTCTGGACGTACAGACCATGCTGCAGACCGGGCGGCTGAAAATATACAAGGACTGCAAGCACACGCTGGAAGAGTTCGGCGTGTACGCTTGGGATCCAGATAAAGACGACACCGTGCTGAAGGTCAATGACCACTGCATGGACGCTATCCGCTATTTCGTGCGCACAAAGCGCCTTGTGAAACTGAGGGATTGATTTTGAGCACTGTATACACATTCCAGACATTTCAGCAGGCGCAAGCCGCCGGGGAACAGCCTGATTTCATCCGGCGGTTCGTGCAGCAGCACTGCAGTTCCGGACCATACAAGATGGCACTGGACGCCGACCTGTACGACGCACAGAAAAACCCGGGGGCTGAACGCTTCGCGCAGGCTTACGCTTTGATGCTGAAACGCCTATCCAAAAACACCAAGCAAGACATCCTACACCCCGATATGGTCAAGAGCAATCTTTTTCGGCGGCTCAACAAGCAGAGAGCCACCTACTCCCTCGGCAACGGCGTGGTCTTTGCGGACGATGGCGTGGACAAGGGCAAGCTGGGGCAGAACTTTGATGAGCAGATCCAGAAAGCCGGATATTTTGCCCTGATCCACGGCGAGAGCTTTGGCTTCTGGAACAACGACCATCTGGTGGTTTTCAAGCTGACCGAGTTCGCTCCCCTGTACGATGAAAAGACAGGACTTTTGCAGGCGGGTGTGCGCTTCTGGCGGCTGAACCCGGACACGGATATGCACTATATCCTGTACGAGTTGGACGGCTTCACTGAGTACACGGAAAGCAAAATCGGCAATGTGATGCAAGAGACAACGCCGAAGCAGGCATACAAGAGCGTGACCGTCACCACACCCGGCGGCGGGCTGGAAAGCGTGGAGGGCGAAAACTACAGCGCCCTGCCAATTGTTCCACTGTGGGGCTCCGACCTGCACCAGAGCACGCTTGTGGGCTTAAAAGCCTACATTGACAACACCGATTTGGTGATGTCCGGCTTCTGCAATGACCTGCAGGACTTTTCGCAGATCTACTGGCTGTGCGAGAACTTCAACGGAATGACCGATGACGAGCTGCAGGAGTTCCTTGTCAAGCTGAATCTGTACCACATTGCAGGCGCAGACACCAGCGAGGGCGGCAAGATCACCCCCTACACCACCGAGATTCCTGTGACGGCCCGGCAGGCGCTGCTGGAACTGCTGCACACCCGGGTGTATGAGGACTTCGGCGGTCTGGATGTGCACTGTGTGAGCGCGGACAGCACCAACGACCATCTGGATGCAGCCTATGAACCGCTGAACCAGAACGCGGACGATTTCGAGGCTCAGGTCAAGCCGTTCATACGGCAGATCTGCGCACTGGCGGGCTTTGACAACGCTATGCCGGCATTCAACCGCAGCAAGATCACCAACACCGCCGAGCAGGTCGCAACGGTGATTTCTGAGGCACCGATCATCGGGCAGGACATGGCCATTGATCTGCTGCCCAACCTGACCCCGGAACAAAAGGAGCAGGCAAAGGCCGCGCTGATGGCGGAGAGCGCAGAACGGGAAACCGCGGGCGAGAATGAGGAAGAGGAGGACAACGAGGATGAAAATTCATGACAGGATGAAAATATTTTTCTGGATTTTCTTTGGCGTGTGCGTTGCGCTTATCATTGGAATCGTAATTTTGAACGCCGTTTTAGCTGTTTACTACGTCAAAGGCATTTTTAGCGCAGATATGCCTGAATGGGCTAAATGGGCGCTTGTGACTTTTGCAGTGTCATGAAACAGACCGACCGTGACCGCATCTCTACCCGCCAGCTGAACCGCCTGCGCCGCCGTATTCTCCGGGTGTATGGCACTGCCCGCCGGGAGATGCAGGAGCAGCTTACCGAGTTTCTGGCAAAGTACAAAGCGCTGGACGAGCGCAAGCGGGCGCAGCTGGATGCAGGCGAGATTACCGAGGATGATTACCGCATCTGGCTGCAAAATCAAGTCTTTCAGTCCGATTTGATGCACGCCAAGCTGGACGGCATCACGCAGACCTGCACCACGGCCCAAGATACGGCCTACAAGCTGGCCCGGGACGAGCAATACAATATCTTTTCCTTTGGCGCAAACTGGGCTTTCTACGAGCTTGAACAGGCCGCAGGCGTTACGTTCGGGCTGACCCTGTACAACACCGAAGCGGTCAAGCTCCTGATGAAGGAAAACCCCCGCATGGTGCCCAACAAGCGCATCAAGAGCGAGAGCAACCGCACCTATGACGCCCGGGTGTTCAACCGCTATGTCATGCAGGGCATCGTGCAGGGCAAGAGCGTCCACGACATCGCCGTGCAGGCCGTCAACGGCATGGCTGACACAGAGATCCACTGGGCCATGAACAACGCCATCACAGCCCTTACCAGCGCCCAGAATGCCGGGGCTTTGCAGCAGATGCGCAACGCCCAGGCTTTGGGAATCGAGGTCAAAAAGCGCTGGAACTCAACCCACGACTATCGAACCCGTGAGATGCACCGCCTGCTTGACCAGCAGACGGCAGAGCTTGACGAGCCGTTCAAGGTCATGGGTTACGAGATTCAGCGCCCCGGCGACCCCAACGCAGCGCCGGAGATGGTTTACCACTGCCGCTGTGTGCTGTCCTCTGCTCTGGGCAAATATCCCCGGCAGAACGCCATGCAGCGGGACAATGTGACCAAAGAGACCACCCCCGTCATGGATTACACCGAGTGGTATAAATCCAAGGGCGGAACAGAAGCCGAACAGATGTGGTGGGTGGAAGAGAGAAAACGGAGAAAGGAGAGCGCAAAGCATGAAAAATAAGAAGTTTGGGATTGTCGTAATCAACGATGACTTTTTCTTGAACTTTTGCCGTGATTTTAAGCCACCGTGTGGTTACATTAAGCCAAAACACGCGCGGCCTTCCTACGGAAATGGCGCAAAGCCGCATGGAGCACACAAACGCCTTATTAGGACAATGGAAGGATTCAGAAAAAGAAAGAAGGGATGAGCCGTGATTCTGCCGATGGAAAACACCGAAAAGATGATTTTTTCGGGCGTGGGCAAGTATGGCATCCCTGCGATTAAGCCTGAAACGGACATCCGAATTGACAAGCTGGAATGGATCCCTGTCAACTATGCACTGACTGCCAAAGACAAGGCCACAAAAGGCGTGCATTTTTACAAGGACGATTACCAGTTTGAACGGTTCTGGAACAACCCAGACAAGTATATCCCGCTTTTGCAACAGTTTGGCGCGGTATGTTCGCCGGATTTTTCACTTTACAGCGATATGCCGTTGGCGGTGCAGCTTTTCATGCACTACAAAAAGCACTGGCTTGCTGCCTACTGGCAAGCCCACGGCATCCACGTCATTCCAACGCTCTGCTGGTGCGGCGAGCAAAGTTATGACTGGTGCTTTGATGGTGAGCCCAGAAACGCCATTGTGAGCATTTCGAGCCACGGCACACAATCTGACCCATACGAAGCAGAGTGCTTTGCCAAACACTGCCGCAAGGCGCTGGAAGTGCTGCAACCAAGCGGTATTTTGTGGTACGGCAAGTGTCCGGCAGAATTTGACTGGAACGTGACCAAAATCAAGCCATTTGAATTTGAGAGAAAGGGGTATCGATGTGAGCAAAAGAGGTAGCGGCTCCGGCAGCACCCGCATGGGTGGCAGCAAAGATGGTACCATTGCAGGCGGCGCAAAAAGAACGATAGAGGCCCGCTACATTGAGGGCCGTGGGTGGCAACGTGGACGGTATGATACAGAGGTGCTGGAGGCGACCACGGACGGAAAGGGCAACTTAACGTTCGAGTATGCACAGCCAGACACAAAAGAAAAGACCGCGAAAACCAACAAAACCAACTATCTGACGTACAATGTTCAGGCGGGCGCTGTTGATGGAGAGTCTTTCGGCATCAACTGGGACAAGGTGCAGTCTATCAGCGGCCAAACTTACAGTATGCGCGCAGAAGCAAAAGAACACGGCCTTTCTTGGGACGGCGCGACAAAATCGTGGAAGCGTAAGAAATAGCTATGAAATTTTGATGGGCTATGACCAAGTTCAAGCCATTTGAATACGAAAGGAGGAACTACCGTGAGTAAACGAGGTTCGGGCAGCTCTGCGAGAGCGGGCGGCGGAAGCGCTGATGAGCACAAGTTTGAATCATTTGTAAATGGCCGCTGGATAACAGACGACAGAAAAGTTGAAGCAGAACGGCAAAGAAAGCTTGCGACTATTGTTGACAATTCGAGATATAAGAAATCACACAACGAAACCATTGACTTTGTGAAAAAGCAAGTTGGCGTTGACCTTAACAAATACAGAACTGGTGATGGTTCTGAACCTTACATGACAACATTTTGGGAAAAAGGCCCAAAAGTTGCATTTGATTTCAAAGGAATGTCTCGCGGCGACTGGGACAAGTTAATGCAGCTAACAACAAAGCCGTATGGCGTTACTTTTGAGCAGGGAAATGCGTGGATTGGTTACATTTCCAGAAAGAAGAAAAAGTAAATGTGCAAGTACTGTGATACAAGCCAAATGCATGAAGAAAATATTGCTGACAGTGGGGTTGGCGATTTTTTAAGCATTGGTGTTGATAAAGCAAAAAAGTGCTATTTGAAATCGTGGGGAAACGATGAAGCCGTTTGGTATCCGAATTTTTGCCCTGAGTGCGGTCGCGTCTTAAAGAAAAAGCGAGAACCGAGGGGTGAACCGTGAACTTTAACTACGACATCAAATTCACCGACAACACCCCACAGCTGCATGAGGCACTGGACTCTTGGGCGGAGCGGGTGCTGACCCGCTGGGGCATGAAGGTGCAGGACTACGCCCAGCTGCTTGTGCCTACAGGCACGGCAGACAGCACGGGCATTGAGGGCTACGTGGGCGGTGCGCTCAAGCAGAGCCTGACCTATGCCCTCGACCTTGCAAAAAAGACCGTGACCATCGGCAGCAACCTGTTTTACAGCGTCTATGTGGAGTTGGGCACGGGCATCTTTGCCGAGAAGGGCAACGGGCGCAAAACGCCGTGGGTCTGGAAGGACTTCAACGGCAAGTGGCACTTTACCCGGGGTATGAGAGCAGCCAACGAGGGTAAAGGATTCCTCCGCCCGGCGGTGGAAGAACACATTGACGAGCTGCGGCAGATTGCCGTGGAAGAAGGAAACAAGGAGGCATAAAAGCATGACAGAACTTGAAATTTTGAGCGCATTGCTTGAAGTTGCTGCGAAAAGGCAGGAAGAAGCAGAAAGACTTTATAATGAGACTTCCGAAAGAATTGAAGAAATCAAAAATCAGATGCTTGAGGTGAAGAAAAAGAACAAGCCCAAGGCTGCAAAAGTCAAAGAATTGTTTGCAGCTGGTGTTCAGGCACGCAAAGCGCTTCAGGAAATGTGTGATAACGCATACGGCGAAGGCAAAGCCAAAATTTCTGTTTTGGTCTATGTTCCGGCCGAAGCACAGGACTATCCGACAGACACAGACTGTGAATTTTCGCTCTAAAATTAAATACTCAGCGGTTGGCGCACAGCGTCAGCCGCTTTTTTATGCCGTTTTAGCTCAGTCTGGCAGAGCACCGGACTTTTAATCCGGGGGCCGTGGGTTCAAGCCCCACAAGCGGCACCACACCGGCAGCACGTCCGGTAAATAAACCTTATTGCCAAGCATGGCAGCCCGAGCAAGGGCAGAAAGGACTATCACATGGCACTCAAAAGAGCTGACATCCGCACGATTCTGGAGAACCCCGAAACCTCCAACGATGACAAGGCCAAGGCCATTCTGGACGCCCTGCACAAGGAGACGGACGAACTCAAGGACCAGCTGGATGCAGAAAAAGCAGCCCGCACACAGGCCGAGAAGGACCGGGACGCAGCCAATGGCGGCAAGGAAGCCGCTGAAAAGGCGCTGACCGACTACAAGGCCCAGCAGACAGCAGCAGCCAGCAAGGCGGCCAAGACCGCTGCATTTAAGCAGCTGCTCAAGCAGGCGGGCGTGCTGGAAAAGTACATCGACGACATTGCCGACGACTCCAAGAAGGGCGACGAGTTCGCCGCCGGGCTGGAACTGGACGCCGATGGCAAGGTAAAAGACGCCGAAAAGCAGCTTTCCAGCATCAAAACCACATGGGGCGGCAAAATTGCCACCACCAAAACCACCGGCGCAAAGGTGGACACCCCGCCCACCAACACCGGCTCCAAAATGACCAAAGACCAAATTTTTGCAATCAAGGACGCTGGCGAGCGCCAGGCGGCCATTGCAGCAAATGCCGACCTGTTTACAGGCGGCGGAAAGGACTAACACATGGCAGCAAAGACCAATCTGATCACCACTACCGAGATCACTGTCAACCCTCGGGAAATCGACTTTGTGACACGCTTCCAGCGCAACTGGGAGCACCTGCGGGAGATCATGGGCATCATGCGTCCCATCCGGATGCAGCCCGGCACCGTGCTGAAGAGCAAGTACGCCCAGGGCACCCTGCAGAGCGGCACCGTGGCAGAGGGCGAGGAGATCCCCTACAGCCAGTACACCGTCAAGGAGAAGGACTACGGCAAAATCACAATCGAAAAGTACGCCAAGGCCGTCTCCCTGGAGGCAATCCAGAACTATGGCTATGATGTGGCCGTGCAGAAGACCGACGACGAGTTCCTGTTCGACCTGACCGCAAAGGTCACGGACAAGTTCTACAAGTACCTGAACACCGGCAGCCTGAAGGGCACCCCCAAGACCTTCCAGATGGCTCTGGCCATGGCAAAGGGCAGCGTGGAGAACAAGTTCAAGAATATGCACCGCACCGTCACCGGCGTTGTGGGCTTTGCCAACGTCCTGGACGTGGCTGAGTACCTGGGCACCGCCCCGATCACCATCCAGAACCAGTACGGCTTCCAGTACATCAAGGATTTCATGGGCTACAACACCATCTTCCTGCTGTCTGACGGCGAGATCGCAAAGGGCAAGGTCATTGCCACCCCCGTGGACAACATCGTGATGTACTACGTTGACCCCTCCGACAGCGACTACGCAAAAGCTGGGCTGGTGTACACCACCGCGGGCGAGGCCAACAACCTGATCGGCTTCCACACCCAGGGCAACTACACCACCGCCGTCTCTGAGAGCTTCGCCATCACCGGCGTGACCCTGTTTGCTGAGTATCTGGACGGCATCTCTGTCCAGACCATTACCCCGGGTGAATCGGTCTAACCTGCAAGGGGGTGACTTTGCATGACCGTCCCAGAGCTGTGCGTTTACACGCACAATTTTTTTGACCGGGCAGATGATCCCGTTGCCGGGGAGTTTGCTTTTGAGCCGGATACCGTGCCCGCCGGGGTAGTGCCGGGGCAGTATTTCCTCGTGTGCGGATCCATCTTCAACAACGGCGTGCACAAGGCCGGGGACGGTGATCTGACCGCCGAGACCTTCACCGGGACGGTGCAGCCCATGCGCGTGCCGCCTGATTTTGTGGCGCTGGCTGAAAAAATCGACGCATACGACAAGGCGCTCCCGGCCGGTGGCGTGTATGTGTCCCAGTCCTTTGCCGGGTGGTCCGGCACGATGGCTACAGGCACGGACGGGCTGCCTGCAGACGGCAAGACCCGCTATAAATCCGAGATCAATCAGTGGAGGAAGATGTGACATGGTCAATCCGTTCACTGCATCCACCGTGATGCAGAGCTTTACCCAAAAATACTGTTTTCAGACCCGCAGCTATGAGCCGGACGGCGTGGGCGGCTTTGTGTCCGGCTGGAAGGACGGCCCAGAGTTTGAGGCCGTGGAGCGCCACGACACCACCGTGGAGGCTCAGGTTGCAGAGCAGGCGGCTACAGCGTCCACCTATACGCTGCTGGTCAACACCGGTGTGCCTCTGGCTTTCCCGGACTACGTCAAGCGGGTGAGCGACGGGCAGACCTTTCAGGTGACGAGCGCAGCCGATGAGGGCGGCGCTCCGGAAGAATCCGGCATGGGCCTGCGGGCCGTGAAGTGCAAAAAGGCGGTGCTGCCGTAATGGGACCGTCTGAGAGCATCAACCGGGCGCTGAACGCTTTTTTCAACGGCTTTGGCATCCCGGGCTATCTGGAAGACAACATTCCTCCCGGCGCAGAACTGCCGTATCTGACCTATCAGCCGACAATTCCCGGCGGCTGGAATGAGTCCGGCACCTTCCACGCCCGGCTTTGGTACTCGAGTGCCAAAGGGCGGGCGCCTATTTTACAGACCGAAGACAGGATAAGCGCAGCCCTTGCAGATGGTTTGACCATTGAATGCGAGGGCGGCGCTATTCTTTTGCACAAAGGCGTCCCGTGGGCGCAGCCGCTTGACAACCCGCCCGAGGGCTATCTGTGCGAATACCTCAATTTTGAACTCACACGGTTTATACCGTGAGTAAAGGAGCAATATGGCAAGAAAATTTTCCAAAATTTCGCAGAAAGCGTTCGAATCCATGCAGTTCAACGCAGGCATCGTGGTCAACAAGTTTGATGTAACCGGCGAGACCGAAGTTCAGGACGCAGACATTATCACTGCCACGACCGGCGGCATCACCGCGACCTGCAAGGCGAACTTCACCGATCTTGGCGAAGACGTGGACAACGCCCAGAAGAACACCGCAGAGCTGATGCAGATCGAGAGCTACGACTGCACGCTGGCTTTTACGGCCCTGAATGCCACAACGGACGTTATCAAGCTGGCGATGGGCGCTGCGGATGTGAGTGACAAGAAGGTCACGCCCCGCATGACGCTGAATCCCGCCGCCAGCACCGGCGACTTCAAGGACATCTGGTGGGTTGGAGACACGCTGGATGGCGGTATGGTTGCAGTCCGGCTGATGAATGCACTGTCCACCGGCGGTTTGACCCTGAAGACGACCGACAAGGGCAAGGGCAACATTGCAGTCACCCTGACCGGCTGCCCCCGTCTGGGCAGTGACGTGGTGCCTATGGAGTGGTACTACAGCCCCAAGGCCGCAGCATAAGGAGGTTACAACATGAAAACCCTGAACCAGATGGACGAAACCGAATTCCTGCGCCGCTGCTGGCTCATCGCTGACGCGGTGTCTGACCTGCTGACCAAGACCAAAGTCATGGAGCTGCGCAAGGTCATGCCGGTTTTTAACGGCAGCGAGACCGAGGAAGAAAAGAAGCAGAAGAGGGAAGAGCAGAGCCGAAAAAACCTCAAGGCAATGGCAAAAAGCCTGCTCTTTGAGAACGCTGAGGCTACCGCCAAGCTGCTTCCGCTGCTCTATGAGCCGGACGTGGACAAGGACGGCAAGACCGAGACCATGACGCCGTTCAAGATCCTGCGCGTTATCACTGCCACCATCGAGGACAAGGACGTGCTGGATTTTTTGTTATCGTTGGCGAAGCTGGGCCAGACGAGTATCGACGCCTGACTTCGTCCATTCGGCTCGATATGCTGCGGCTCATCGGCAAGCCCTACATCGTCCAGCACATCATGAACACCCGGCGGCAAGAGGCTATTGCTTTGAGCTACCAGGCATACATGACGGACACGCTGGCAGGCTTCGCAGGAGTAGAAGAGCGCTGGGCTGACCGGGTGGCAGGAATCATCGATCCCCGCCCCTCAGAGCCACAGCAAAGCGCCGAAGAAGTGATACAGAGAATCAAAAATGGCTTGAATGGAGGTGAAGAAACCTGAAGCTCTTTGAATTGATGGCTACAGTCGGCCTCGATACGTCGGCGTATCAGCAGAGCATTGAGCAGACCAAAGCCTCCACAAAGACAATGGTGGCGTCTCTTACCAAAGAGTACACAGACCTGCAAAAGCGGGTCAATGAGACCGCTCAAAAGTACAATGAGCAGGCCAAAGCCACCGGTGAGACGTCGAAAGAGACCAGAGCTCTTTTGACTCAGCTACAAGCCGAGCGTACGCATTTGGCCGAGGTACAGCAGGCGCTGAACAATGCCAGCACCTACATGAAAAACTTTGGCGACTCGACCCGAAATACCGAAAGCAGCCTTGCAGGCTCTATTGCAAAAGGGCAGATTCTGGGCAATGTTTTGACCACTTTGGCAAGCAAAGCGCTTGATGCTGCTGTGGGATTTGTCCAGACAGGCATCGAGTACAACGCCCAGATCGAGAAATACACCACCGGCTTTACCAATATGCTGGGCAGCGCAGAGGCCGCGAACGAGGCCATAAAAGCCATTCAGGAGGACGCCGCCCGCACACCTTTTGATGTGGCATCGCTTACCGAGGCAAACCAGCTGCTTATCAGCGCCGGTGAAAATGCCGGGTATTCCCGTAAGCTCATTATGGCACTGGGTGATGCTGTCTCGGCCACCGGCGGCGGCAATGTGGAGCTGTCCCGCATGGCGGCAAACTTGCAGCAGATCGCCAACGTGGGCAAAGCGTCCGCTATCGACATCAAGCAGTTTGCCTATGCTGGCATCAACATCTATCAGGTTTTGGCCGACTACACCGGCAAATCGGTGCAGGATGTCCAGAACATGACGATCAGCTACGACCTGCTTTCTGAGGCCCTTATTGCGGCCAGCGAAGAGGGCGGGCGCTACTACAACGCCATGGACACCCAGAGCCAGACCATGAATGGCCGGGTATCCACGTTGAAAGATAACGTGAGCCAGTTGGCTGGCCTTATGACCGGCGATTTGTCCAACGGCATCGGCATGGTCATCTCAAATCTTAATGATATGACGGTGGCCGCGCAGGAAGCCTACAAAACCGACGGATGGACGGGCCTTATCGGAGAGATAACCGGACTTTCCGGTGTGATCGACAAGGCAAAGTCCTCGCTTGTGGGCCTGAAAGCTGTTGCCGATTCCTTCAGAAAAGGCGAAATTTCGCTTTTTAGTGGCGACTGGGATGCTGTGTACTGGAATGCATTTAACGCTGACCAGACAACAAAACAGGGGGAAAAGGACTGGAATGAATCTCACGCTGGGATGGTGTGGGACGAGAATGACGGCTGGGTGCCTGCAAAGCCTTCTGGTAAAAGCAAAAGCTCTATTACCACTTCGCCCACCCCGACCAAAACCAAGACCGAGACTCCAACCCAAAAGCACGTCGCCGCCGATACCAAAAAGCTGGCCGATACCATCAAGGAGACCTCTCAGGAGATACTTGCTGGTACTGGCAACATCGTTGGCAGCATCCAGCGCGTAACAGAGACTGCCGACAACACCTACAACGTCTATGACGGCACCACTAAGCAGCTCAAAGGCACCACCAAAGAGACGGTGCAGACTATCACCGACTCGTGGACTGAGGTAGTGGACGGCGTCGAAAAGACCATTAGAAAGGTCACAAAAAACGTGACCGATGCCGATGGCAAAATCACCACCACGGTCAACCAGACCTGCGACAATGTGGTTTTGTCTGTCTCTGAGATGCAGTCTCGTATTGACAAAAATCTCAGCGAGGCAAAGACCAAATGGCAAAACGGCATCATGGGGACGCTCCAAAGTGTGCTCACCGACCTCAAAAACGGCAACTGGACGAGCCTTGCCACCGACTTTGCAAAGCTGATTTGGGGCGAGGTCACGCAAGAGCAGCGTAACATCATCTCCAAATGGTTTTCGGACGCCCTCACTGCTATCAACAACAGCTATTCCGGCGGCGGTATGAGCGGCCTGAAAGATACGCTCCACAAGCTGCTCACCGATGGCATTACCTCGGACGCCAACGACGCAAAAGTGGCCGTGCAGGGCCTCTCTCAGGTCATAAACGGGCTGGGCGAGTCCGGCGGCATGGGTGCCAAGCTGGCGGGCATCGCCGGAAACTTTTCGGGCATGGCGGGCGTCATTACAAAAGCTCTCAGCGGCATTGTGGGCTTTATCATCGCAAACCCCGTGGTGGCTGCTATCCTCGGCCTGACAGCCCTTGTGGGCGGCGCAGCGTTTGCCAAGTGGCGCAGCAGCCGCGATAACGACGTCACCAACAACTACAAGAGCCCCTACGGCACAACGCCGGTGTATGACTCTCTGGCAGAGTTCTCGGCCCGCGCCGACCAGCTCAACCGCTACAGCAGCGTCACCGCTTCGCCGTTTGCTGGCAGTCAGCAGGACACCACCGGCAAGCAGCAGCTCAGTGTGCTCCAGCGCATCTCCAACTCGCTGGATGAGCACCTCCCGGCTATCGGCACTGGTACGCTGGTCATCGACGCTAACGGTGTGCAGGCTCTTGCAGGTGCAATGCAGCCGACACTCACCAATGGCATTGATGGAGACTTGGGCATCCGCGCGGCCCGGAAAGCGAGGGGAGGCTAAATGGCAACATTACAGGGCGTCAAAATCGGAGACCACCACACCCTCAAGGACTGGGGGCTTTACATCGTGGTGGGCGGTACGACCGTCGGCCCGGCAGAACCGGACCAGAGCCTACTTATAAAGGTGCCGTTTAGCGACCGCATTTTGGACCTCTCCAAATCCCTGGACGGCAAAGTCCATTACACCCAGCGCAAAATAACTATCACCCTCAAGTGCGTCAAGCCCAAAAAGCTTTGGCCCAGCATCCAGAGCGCCCTCGAAAACGCTTTGCAGGGACAGTGGCTGCGCTGCATCTTTGATGATGACCCGTCGTGGTACTGGGAGGGCTACTGGACAGTGACCCCCCAGAGCCGCGACCGGTGGGAGAATGTCTTTACCATCTCCGGCATCTGCAACCCATACAAAGTCAGCCTCACCGCTGAGGCGGGTGCTGACTGGGAGTGGGACACCTTTAACTTTGAGACAGACACTATTTATGATACGGCAACGGAGGTAAAAAGTCTGTGAGTTACAAAGTCTATGCAGGCACCCAGACCGCCGTAGGCGTATGGGACACCAAAGCCTGCATCTATGACCCGACTGGCGAAGACCTGCGCACTACGGCTACGCTGCTCATCTCCCCGACTCTCACCCGTGAGGCCGGTAAGGCTGGCAGTTTTGAGTTTACGCTCCCGCTGGGCAATGTTGCCCACTCGGCGCTGCAAAAGCTCAAGACCATTGTGGAGGTGGAACAGGACGGCACGCCCATCTGGCACGGGCGGGTCATGAGCCACGACATGGATTTTTACCTAAGACAAAAAGTGTACTGTGAGGGTGAGCTCGCGTATCTCAATGATACCGCGCTCACCCCTTATCGGTACCCAGATATCAGCATCCGGGAATTTTTGGAAAATGTCATCCGCAATCACAACAGCCAGACCGACAAATACAAAGCTTTTACGGTGGGCGATGTCACTGTTTTTGCAGATGGCCCACAGGAGTCTTTCCAGACGGTCTACATGAGCGGTTGCAAAGTGGATTCCGAGAAAGACGACGACGGCAGCAACGATTATTTCCTTGTGGATGCTGATAAAAGTCGGATATGCGATATATTAAGCTACACCGTTTCAGCTGGGGAGTATATTAACAAAGGTAATGCGATACACGTTGTCTCTGAGGAGGGAAACCAATACGGCAAGTCATTTACGGTGGAGCGAAACATAGCCTACAAAAACGGCAGCTTTTACGCTGTGACCGTGACGGCTCATGGCTCTAAGTACATTTACGAGCTCGGCACCACCCCGCTGACAAACTGGAGGCTGGGCGATGACGGAGCGATTCAGAGCGGCGATTCCAGCACAGGAAGCTGGTCGACCCGCACGGGCTACTATCTGCACGACTTTGACACCTCCACCAATGAGGCCATAAGCTTCGGCGACGGCAAAAACTTTGGCACGACGTGGGACATCCTGCAATCTGAGCTGACGGACGTCTACGGCGGCTACCTTGTCGTGCGGTACTCAGACGACGGTAAAACGCGGTATCTGGACTATCTTGCCGACGTAGCGGAGAGCAACACGCAGACGGTCGAGTTTGGCGTAAATATGCTGGACCTCAATAACTATGTCAAGGCCGATGACATCGTCACCCGGGTCATCGCGGTAGGCTACCAGAAAAAAGGCTGGTGGATTTTTAAGAGCACCAAAACCATCCAGGAGACGGCCAACGACAGAGCGGCACAGAGCGTCTATGGTATTATCACCCGGGTCATCGTTATCGACGGCAAGTCGATTACAAGGCAAAAGCTGCTGGACGCCGCAAATGAGGAGCTATCTAAAAATCTGCGGTATCTGGACGGCATGGAGATAAGCGCCGTGGATTTGCGAGACGCCGGCATCGACACTGAGCGGCTTGGCTGGATGAAGAAGACTCACATCCTCTCAAAGCCCCACGGACTCGATACATGGCTGGTGCTTACCAAAGTTGTCGAGCCGCTGGACGCGCCCGACAAGAAAAAGTTTACGTTTGGGACGAGTTTTTACTCTATCTCCGACCTGCAAGCCCTCAGCAGCCACAAAGCGTCTATGGCGTACAGTATCGCTTTAAGCTCTATGGGATACCTCAACGGCAATCCGATACCCACTACAAGCAAAACGTCAGTACAGTAAAGGAGGAAAGATATGGAAACGAACCTCACGGAAATCATCAAGAAAATTCGAACAGCTGTTTTAGGTAGAGAGGTGCGCAGCAGTATTGCAGATGGTTTGGAGTACTGTGGGCAGATTTCCGAAAACGCAAAGGCAGATATGGACGCAACAGCCGAAGCGGCCAAAGAGGCCATCGACAAGACCGCCGAAGACGCAAAAAACGCCATCGAATCAAATGCAGCATCTGTCAAAGAACAGCTATCTAAAGACATCGACGCCAAAGCCGCAGAGACACTCAAGACCATCCCGGAGAGCTATACGGAGCTTGATGGGAGCGTGAAGCAGCTAAAAGAAGATATAGGGCAGTTTTCTACTGCTACATACATTGTTAACATTCCTCTGAAACAAGGTGGAATCTCATCAGATGGTCACGAGACTGAAAGCGATACTGTCATACGGAGTATTACGCCTATTGATGTAAAACCTTCGGAATCTATTACTTTGACGGACACAACTCTTGAATACAGGATATTGGGTCTATACCAAGGAAATTTGCAAATAATTAAAGATTATGACCAAGGAAATTCTTTTACTTTTAAGTTAAATAAGAGTGGTGTTAGGTTTACAATCAGGAAAAAAACACAAGCAAACATTGTACCTTCTGAAGTTGACACAGGAAAAGTCTTTAAGAGCACTATTGCAGAAATTTTACAAAAAATTATTAACTTAAATGCTGAAAAGGTAATCCCTATTATTAAGGAATACGAGGATGGAAAGTACAACCCTATGAATCTAACTGATGTCGGGTACGACCATCAAAATATGATATGGTCATGGTGGTGTTATCCACAGGCCGTAAGCATGAATAATATTCGCAATCAGTTGTATTTTGGTTATACTACAAATGATGGCCATAGTGGTGTTGCGCAATATAACTTTGCTACAAAAGAGAAGAAAAAGACGGCACTAAAAATATCAGACATTGACGACCATAACGCACCTTGTGTGTTTTTGAGTAGTATTGGAAAGGTAATCGTTGCGTATAGTGGGGGTCACAATACAGATAAGCAGATGCACATTCGCATTTCTAAATCGTTGGAAAATATCGACGCGTTTGAAAATGTGATAAATATCGACTGCGGTGGTCGGACTACTTATGCTCAAATGCTATACAGCACTAATTATTATTATTTATTTTTCAGGTTAGATAATGTCGCTTGGTGTTACACACGTTCTTCCGACCTTCATAAATGGTCTACTCCAGTTAAGTTGATTGACGCTTATAACATACAGTATTATGTGCGATTTGTACCTACAGACAATGACAGCATTATACGAATGGTAATGTATTCTAACCCTTCTGAAGGACATACTGAAATAAGACAAGGCTTCATAAATACTTATACAGGCAAAGTAAGAAATTCTGATAATGTAACTGAGCTTGGTACAGATACACAGACATATTCTTATACAAAGTTTACTGTGCTGATTTCTATCACAAGCGGAAAAGAAAACAGACTATTTGATGTTGCAGTTGAATCTTCGCGGGAAACGACAATCGCGTTTTGTACGTTCTCAACAAGAGATGACAGTGAGTATTACGTATATAAGAATGGTAATACTACCAAAATTACTAATGGCGGTAATTCTTTTTGGATTCCAAAATATCAAGGCGGTATGTCTTTTATCACACCAACAAAACTGGTTTTGTCACGTTGTAACGACGGCAAAGATAAAATCGAAATATGGGAGCTTAACGAAAATAGTTGGATTAAAACAGAATCAATATATGAGGCTAATAATTTTGCCACACAAGCTTATCCGGTTAGGAATGTGCGTCCTATTGTTGATGTAAACGGAAAAGCATTACTGTGGCATAGTGGATATTATAACAGTGGTGATTTTAGCTTATTTGATACTGATGCTGTAATTCGCGAAATTAACTAAAGAGGGCTTTATCTAACCTTAAAAACCAAAAGGAGTCTTAAAATGCTGCACACCATCCTCAACTTCCTCGCTTCCCTCTTCTCCGCCCTCTGCCGGGCGGCAGATGCCTCTACCTCTGACCCGGTGTCCACCGTGGACACCCAGAGCGCCGCTCCTCCCGGCTGGGAGGGCGCACCGCCCTACCGCTACATCGACGTGAGCCGGTATCAGGGCAAAATCACCCTCGCCGGCTGGCGCAAGGTCAAAGCGGCTGGCTACAAGGGCGTCATGATCAAGACGGTATCCACCAACAGCAAGCTGAGTAAACGCAAGGACGGGTTGTACATCGACCCGACCTTTGAGACCAACTACCGCAACGCCCGGGCTGCCGGGCTGGACGTGGGTGTCTACTACTACACCTACGCCACCAGCGAGGCGATGGCCGATGCAGAGCTTGCCCTTGTGCGGCAGGCGGTCTACGGCAAGGAGTTTTCTCTCCCCGTTTGCGTGGACGTGGAGGAGAACAAGCTCAAGCAGCTGTCCACGCTTGACCTGTCCAACCTTGCCGCTTACGCGCTGGAACAGGTGGAGCGGATGGGTTTTTACGCCCAACTGTACACCTACACCGGTTACAAGTATGAGCTGGACATGGCGAGGCTGTCCTCTCGATGGGACGTGTGGCTGGCCGACTACACGGGCAAACCGCCTGCTGTTACCTTTAAGTACAACTCCCACCAGCACACCAGTAAGGGCGCTGTGCCGGGAATCTCCGGCGACGTAGACCTCAACGTGACCACCCTCAACTATCCGAAAATCATCCGCAAGAAGGGTCTGACCCGTCTCCGGGAGGGCGTATGACAGAAAAACAGGCTCTTATCTGGGTGCTTGGCATCTTGGGCAGCATCTGCGCCGGAGCAATCACGCTGGACAAGGTGCTGGACATCATCCACAAGTACATCAAAAAGGCGCAAGCCCCCGACGCAGAGCAAAACAAGCGTCTGGACGACATCGAGCGGCGGCTCAGCGACGTTGAGACCGGCTACGCACAGCACAGCGCAGCCCTCAAGCGCGACCTGACCCGCTTTGATGAGATAGACGAGGTAAGCCGTCTGACCCTCGACGGGGTGCGCAATCTGCTGGACGCCCAGCTCTCCGGCAACAACCGCGAAGGGATGCAAAAGAGCCGCACCGACATCGACAATTATCTGTTAAAAGGAGTGACCAATCATGGTAGCACTGGCAACTAAGTTTTTTGACCTTATCCCCGCCCCTGTGGCCCTCGTGCTGATGCTGGGCGGCTTTATCTTTTACGCCCTCGGCTGCGTCCGGTTGGGCTATGGCGCAGCGGTAAAGCCGCTGGTGCTGGACCTCATCGAGCGGGCAGAGCAGGAGATTCAGGGGACTAAACGCGGCGCAGAGCGCAAAGCGTGGGTCGTCAAGATGCTTCGTGCTGCCCTGAGTACCAGCAAATACGGCAGGCTCATCAGCTGGGCCATCACCGATGAGACCATCGGCACTGTAATTCAATTTTTCTTTGACCGCGCCCGGGCGGCGCTGGAAAAGCAGTAAGGAGATTATTATGGCAAGCACTACATACCGCCATCTCGGTGACGTCACCGAGATGTACGCCGCACAAGAGCAATTTCGGCACGTCACGAAAATGGTCTGCGCACGTTTTCGTGACCTCACGAAAACATACCATTTTGCCGTCATTGGCAATATGGTGCGCAACGCTGGACAGCTGCCGCAGCCTTTCTGGCTCGGTGCTGCCTGTGGCGGCGGCTCGTGTAGTGCTGCCCGCTGCGCTGCAAGGACTTGACCGACAGCAGATGACCGCCGCCATCAAAAACGCACCGCTTGGGAGGGTAGACCGTAAGATAGCCTTACTGCGGTACGTTGAGCGGCTCCCGCTGCCGGACATTGCGACACAGACACATTACAGCCGGACGGCGATAGGCTACCGGCTCAAAAGCATTGACAAAATGCTGGATGTGTTGTAAAATAATACCAACAAATCCACCCGGCTTCTTGAAGAAGCACAACAGGGTGGATATTTGTACAACTGGCAAGTCTCCTGCGCATCCAGCGTGAGACGTAAAAGCCCCCGGTGTTCCGTTTGGAGCATCGGGGGTTTTTGATTTTAAGGCTACTGGAGATCGCCTATCATGCGTTATAGCCGGGGTGGCGGTCTCCGTACAGCTCGGTGACGGCCAGCACCTTGACGGGGACGATTTTGCGGGAGCCGTCCGGCTGAGGCACGGACATTGTCAACCCTGCTGCAATGGTGCGGTCAATGGCGCTGCTGTAATCGTGCTCCGGGATTGTTGCGATACTGCCAGGCGCTGCCGGTTTGCTTATGGTGTCGCCTTGCTGAGGATTGCAAGAGACGTACACAATGCAGCCGTTGCCGTCCTTGCTTTTGTAGTCGGCATAGTATCCGATGCAATGACTACAGTTGGGGGCAGGCGCGTAATAGCCGTAGTGGACGCCCTCCGGCAGCTCGATGGTTACGGCCTTACGATAAGGGACGCCGACCGGCTCATATATTCCGGTGTAACCGTTTTTGGTGATGATGTCCACGCCTCCAATGTTGGAGCTGACGTTATTGCTGACGGAGCTGACAACGCCAAAGCAGACTTGTTTGTCGCCCTTATGGGCGATAATGGCATTGATGACAATCTCCGGGGTATAATTGTTATTAGACATAATTAACCTCCTGCCGCTGTGCGGCTCTTGTATTGATTAAATTTTCACTCGTGGCAGTCTTTTTTTATCAGAGCTGTAATATAAGCGTTTACGCTCATCCCTTTTTCGGCGGCTCTATCTTGTATGACCTTTTTCTGGCCCTTAGGAATGCGCAGAGTCAGGCGGTCATAAGTAGCCTCATTGTAAGCGCTGATGTATGCGATTTGGTCAAATTTCTCCATTTGCTTCTCCTTTCTTTTTGTTTTGACGGCATTTTCGGATTCTGAGAGCGTTGACGGTGGGGTATTCGGCGTTCTGCATCCCTCGGTCATACGGAGTATAGCTCAGGACGGTATTCCGAGCTATCCCGAGAGATTCGGCGATTTCATCAATGCTCTTTCCACCCTCCCTCATCTTTGCGATTTTCAGCGAAAGAGGGCTGGACCACGCACCGGCAGTGATCAAAATTTTTCTGGTCTTCTGCTCACTGATCTTGAGCCTCCGTGCGATTCCGGCCACGCTCAATCCCTGCTCATTCAGGCGGAGGGTCGACGTTACAAGTGTATCCATATATGTTTCCCTTTCCAAAAGCCCGTCAAGCCGATAGCGCAGCCGCATCGTTTATTTGTTCATCATATCCATCACGGCGTTGTAATGCTTTTCGTATTCTTCCCCAACAGCAAGCTCTTTTTCAACTTTAGCCTTCTGGTAAGCACGCTCTTCGCCGTAGATTTCGCTTTCGATCGCATCGGGGATCTCAACGAATGCTTTCTGCTTTTTGCCATTGGCCATCACATACACGCCGAATGCGTAATGCACGCTCTCCGGCCAACGGCCGATCTGCTGCTTGTAGGCACCAGCCTTCATTTCACGACCGTTCACGAGCAGGGAATTGATGGTATACTGCCACTTGCGGCAAGGGAACGTAATCTCGTTGCCATCGTTCCAGAGGGTTTCTTCAGCAATGATCTTCACATCAATGTCAAGATCAATCTTTGCGCCACGAGCGGTAGTCCAAGAGTACTTCATTTTGTTTGCCTCCGTCTGTTTTGTGGGTGTTCTTCTGACACACTTATTGTATCACATATGACGTCATATGTCAATGTTTTTCGAAGGAAAAATTATATTTGTCCTTCGTTGTGCGTTCGTTGCCTCTTAACTCTCCTTAAAAAGGTAAACTGATCGCAAAGGGAGGGGAGCGCCATGTGGCACAAGTTTAACCCCAACCCCCACGGGAGCAGCGTCGGAGACTGTGCTGTGCGGGCGGTAGCAGCGGCCACCGGCCGAAGCTGGGAGCAAGCTTATATCAGCCTTGCGCTCACTGGTTACGCCCTCGGCGATATGCCCAGCGCCAACCGCACATGGGGCGCATACCTCCAAAAGCAGGGTTACAAGCGCCGCATGGTGGAGGCGGACTGCGCCACCTGTTACACCGTGGCGAATTTTGCCCGGGAGTACCCGCGCGGCGTGTATGTACTGGGCTGCTCCGGCCACGTTCTGGCCGTCATCGATGGCGAGTGGTGGGACAGTTGGGACAGCGGCGCGGAATGCCCAATCTATTACTGGTATAAGGAGGAGTAAACGATGCCTTACAATCCGTATGCGTATCAGATGCCGACATATTACGGCCAGCCAATGCCGGACAACCTCGCTCAACTCAGGCAGGGGGCAGGCTATCAGTCTCCCATGATGCAGCAGCCGACAGCTCAGACAGCACAGGCTACGCCCTCCATCATCTGGGTACAGGGAGAAGAAGGCGCAAAAGCCTATATGGTCGCCGCAGGCAACAGCGTGTTGCTGATGGACAGCGAAAACAGCGCTTTTTACATCAAGAGCACCGACGCCAGCGGGATGCCGCTTCCCCTCCGGGTGTTTGACTACAAGGAGCGCACCACAGCCGCAAAAACGCCGCCACAAACGGCGCAGCAGCCCGGTGTAGAGTTTGTCACCCGAGCAGAGTTTGACGCGCTGGCGGCTCGCTGTACGGCACTTGAAAAGTTAGAACCTTCAAAAAATGAAACGGAGGTCAAATAAGTATGGCGAATCCTCTTTTTAATGCACTAGGCGGCGGTATGCCCGCCATGCCAAACCCTATGGGTCAGTTTGGCCAGATGATGCAGCAGTTCCAGCAGTTCCGTGCAAACTTTCAAGGCGACCCGAAAGCAGAGGTGCAAAAGCTGCTGCAATCCGGCAAAATGTCACAAAACCAGCTGAACCAGCTGCAGGCGATGGCTCAGCAGTTTCAGCAGTTCCTTCATTAAGTCGTAACCGTGGCCACGGTTCAAGCATAAAAATTATTCAAAACACACGAAAGGAGTACAAAAATGTCTCTTTCTTCCGATTCTGCGGTTCTGACCATGCCTGTTCAGCCCGCAAACACCAACGGCGGCAACGGCTTTGGTTTTGGCAATGATGGCGCATGGTGGATCATCATCCTGTTCCTGTTCGCCTTCTGCGGCGGCTGGGGCGGCAACTGGGGAGGCAATGGCAACACCGGTGTCGGTGTCGTTGACGGCTACGTCCTGACCTCCGATTTTGCCAACATCGAGCGCAAGATGGATGGTATCAACAACGGCATGTGTGATGGCTTCTACCAGCAGGCGCAGCTTGTCAACGGCGTGCAGCAGACCGTGAACAACGGCTTTATGTCCGCAGAGATCAGCCGCGCAAACCAGCAGGCGGCGTTCATGCAGCAGCTGTTTGCCATGCAGATGCAGCAGCAGGAGTGCTGCTGCGAGAACCGCTCTGCCATTCAGGGCGTCAACTACAATTTGGCCACTCAGTCCTGCGAGACCCGGAACACGGTGCAGAACACCACCCGGGACATCATCGACAACCAGAACCAGAACGCCCGCGCCATTCTGGACGCTCTGACCGCACAGCGCATCGAGGCAAAGGACGCAAAGATCGCTGAGCAGGGTCAGCAGCTGTTCGCAGCACAGCTTGCGGCATCTCAGGCAGCCCAGAACGAAACGCTCAAGGCCTACATGAGCGGTCAGCTGGCCTACTACAATCCGCGCCCCGTGCCCGCATTCCCGGTTCCTGCACCTTACCAGTACGGTAACTGCGGCACCGGTTGCGGCTGCAACGGTTGCGCCTAACCGAATAACGGCAACTGACTACAATTTGTAGACTGTTCAGCCCCTGAGCTGATTTTGCAAACCAGAGCGCCGGGGCAGTAGTCCTGGCGCTTTTTTGATGAAAGGAGCCGATAAAATGGCCGAATTTAGCAACTCTAACACCGTCAGCGTGGCAGCGGGTGAAAACCTTCCCCTGACCGAGACCGCGGTGAAAGCCCCTGCCTGCATCATGCACCGTGAGGGCAGTGGCCTCGTGACCCTGCGCGGTCTGACCAATCAATGCAAAGCGCGCTTCAAGGTAAGCTTTGGCGGCAATATCGCCATTCCCACCGGCGGCACTGTGGGACCCATTTCCGTGGCGCTGGCTGTCAGCGGTGAGTCGCTGACCAGTGCGACAGCCATTGTCACCCCGGCGGCAGTCGAAAATTACTTCAATGTGTTCGTGGCTGCGTTTATCGAGGTGCCGCGCGGCTGCTGCGTGACAGTGGCACTCAAAAACACCAGTACCCAGGCTGTCAGCATTGCAAACAGCAATCTGATCGTTGAGCGGGTAGCGTAAGAAAGGAGATAAGTCATGCTGGATAAACTGAATCACCTGAAGGATGAGATGTGCGACGAGCTCATGGAGCTGACCGACAAAAAGAACCGATCACCGGGCGATGTTGAGATGATCGGCGAGATCGTGGACATCATTTTGGACATTCACCGCATTGAGGATTACTGCGAGGGCGGCGAGTACAGCCGAACAGGCGAGTGGGAAGCTGACATGCGCGGGACTTTCGGCCACGATGCCGGAAACGGTTACACCCGGGGCAACAGCTACGCCAACCGTGGCCGTCACTATGTGCGCGGGCATTACTCCCGCACGGATGGCCGTGAGCGCATGATCTCTGACATCGAGGACATGATGCAGGACGCCACCGGCGCAGAGCGAGACGCTTACAAACGCGCGGCGGACATTCTGCGCAATGCATAAGTGAGGAGGGTGGCAAGTATGGACATCGACGAGATCAATGACCACATCCACAAGCTTAAATGCGGCTCGACCGACTGGCAGAGCGTGGAGAAGCTTGCCGCCCTCTGCACTGTGAGAAATGAGCTGGAAGAAAAGCAGGCGCCGGCAGAAATGCAGACTCAAGCGCTGCCTCCCACGTCGTACCCGGCGGCATACTCCACAAAAGCAAATCCGCAAAGCGAGTTCGTGGAAGCGGCCAGCGCCGCGCCCTTTGGCGGCTTGATGGAAGTGCTTGATGAGCACATGAGCGCCATAAAGCTCGCATACCCGAAAGAGTATGAGTTAGTCATGCGGAAGATAACCGCATTGTAAAACGACACAAAATGTGTTATTTTTACATGCAGCCAAAACTTGAAAAGCTGAATTTTTGAGTTTGATAAGCTGACATGTGGCTAACAAATTTGACTTTATTCTCGATAAAACGCAAAATAAAACTGATTTGTAATCAGTGGGTTGCAGGTTCAACTCCTGTCACCAGCTCCAAAAAGTCCTACGATATACCGCTGAAAAGCGGCGTGTGTCGTGGGGCTTTTGCTTTTTGGGAAAAGGTACGCAGGACTGTTCAATAAAGAAAAAAGTGCTATAATACTTATAAGCCTGAAACTTTACACGAAAGGATGGGTGTGTTATGAGTACAAGAGAATTGGCGAAGAGCTTGATTGACCAAGTGCCGGAAAACAAGCTGCCGTATATTATTGCCTACTTGCAGGGGGCTGCTATTCCGGATGAAAGTGAAACGCCGAATGCCGACACGCTGGAAGCCTTTGAAGAACTGGACAACGGCGGTGGTCATACCTACAATGGGCCGGTTGAAAATCTGATCAGCTCGTTGCTGGAGGATGAAAGTGCTTGAAGTAAAATACTCCACTAGATTTAAGAAAGATTTGAAAGTGTGCCAGAAGCGGCATTACAATATGGCTTTGCTTCAGCAGGTCGTCAATGTACTGGCCGTTCCTGAACAGCTCCCGCCACAGAATAGAGATCACAGCTTGACGGGTAGCTACATTCCCCATAGGGAATGTCATATACAGCCGGATTGGCTGCTGATCTACTACCAGACAGATACGGAGTTGTATTTGTACCGCACCGGCACACACGCCGATTTGTTCGGCCTATAAAGGAAACAGGAAAGAGGCCAAGACCTGACAGAATGGGTCTTGGCCTCTTTTTCTGCAAGGTATGCAGAAAAATCATGCCGCCCGGCGGGGTGCGGGTATTGAGATCGGCTCATCACGACGCCGC